CCGAAAAGAAAAAACACCAATAACTCATCATTATTGGTGTTCTTATCACAAGCTAAAAATTAAGCACGTTTGAAGTCAAAACGTGCAAATTCAAAAACACCAATTTTTAATAAATAAAATCAGCTTATTATATATCTGTAATATTATTCATTTCCGAAACTATACATATTTTTCCGAAACTACTAAAGTTACAGGGTTGTAATAATGCCATAAAATATACATAAAGACATTCGTATATTACAAAATGTTTACTATGCCACGAACATGGAAGAGGTCGCTAAACCTTAGATTAAGGTAGTCGTTCAGGGAATGGTTCGTCAGTTATCCAACTGATAACAGGCATGCGAATTATATCCATATCCGCTGTTGGCAGTTTATCTTTAAATCGCAACTCGATATAGTTGTAGTTTGATGTGCCTCCAACATATACCATCCCTACATGCTCCCCATCATCGCTGTAAAATGGTAGCATGATCGAATTGGTAGAACGGAATCCGTAAGGTATCTTACTGTTTTGTAATACATCCATACGTTTTGAATGGTTCTTTCTTGTGAATTTTTTGTTCTCACTGCCATAAAAATAAATAGCACCCCACGCACCACCAGTAAAAGCACATTCAACAGTGTTATTTATCCGTCTTAGAGACACATAACCTTGTTTAATATTCACAGCCCCATCTGTTACTCTTCTAACGCCAGTATCTGCCGATACAACATTCCATCTCCCGTTCTGCTTTTGCCATAGGTAAGCACCAACACCGGCACCATTTGTTGAGTTGTAGAAAGTTCCGTTTGGCTCATTGCCTTTTACTCTATTCTCATAACCGTCCAAACCGTCTGGAGACCGAACGATAAACCTTGTTGTTTCGGGTTTATCTGGTCGTCCATTTCCAGTGATTATTGTGGAATCACTAGATTGGCTGCCGCTACTGGTTGGAATTTTCTTTTCAATTCGCTTAATTTCACTGCCGACAAATTCAGCGAATTCAGTTACGCCAGTTTGAAATGTCATTATTTATTGTAACCTCTATTGTAGGATTCTTTTAAATCCACGCTATCCAAAGCGGTGAATTTTTGATTAAGCGTGGTTAATGCTTCATTGGATTGTGAGATTTTTTGAATGAGTTTATTCAATCCATCTTCGCCAGTTTGAATGCCTTTCAGCATCTCTCCAAGTTCTTTGATGGTATCAATGCTCGCGTCAACTTGACCGCCTAAAAGCTCATTTTTGACATCGGCTTTCGCTTGATTAATTAACTCAATAATCTTTTTCGCTGACAATGTTGATGTCTCATTTGTCTCGCTGTCATTAATACCAGCCGAACTGCTTGATAGACTGCTGATTCGCTGATTCATCTCATTGATTGCGCCAACAAGCGTATCTTTCTGAGAAGTTGTTAGAGTTTGCATAGCCCCGATAAGATTTACAATCTCTTTATCTTTCATGCCGACAAATTCAGCAAATTCTGTGATTGTTTGATTAAATTCTTGTCTTGCCATTAAAGCGCTCCGATGTTGTAAAAAGTTTTTAATTCTTCAAGTGTTGGAAATTTTGGTTTATCGCCAATTTCTTTTATTAGCCGGACTTTTACTTTGATTTTTGGCTTTGTCCGCTTAATTAGCTTAATGATCACTCAGCCTCCGTTACGTCGTGAATAAGTGTAAATCCACCACCAGCAAGCGTTTGAATCAAGCCTTGCTGACTTGTGCATTGTAAATCCCAAGTAGCAAATTCCCATTTTGCTTGTTGTGTCTTATCATGTGAGATAGTCACGGTCACAATATTTTGATTAACAGTTATCTCACCTGTTTCAGTTGATAATTTAATCAATTCACCTTTCTTTGGTTTGATCCACATATCAAAACGAGAGCCAGTTAAATCTGATTTAGATTCATCATCTTCTAGCAGTTCGAAAGACCATCCATCATCGTCGCCACGAACTATATCTAGATCAATGTTTTCCATATTCTCTCCCATAAAAAACCGCACTAAGATTGCTCAAAGTGCGGTCGTGATTGTTTTGGATTTCTACTCTTTTACTTTACCACCAGCGAACATATAAGGGTTGACGTAACCAATATATGTTTCAGGTGTAAAATCTTCTGGTTGCGCCTTAACTAATTCATTTAACGCCCATTCATACGGAATTTTGTCCCATTCTGGCACTGTTTGAATTGTAAAGGTATTAACAGATAGTGCTTCTTTACCTTCATCTTTCTTCGCTTTCGATACATACGAGGCGATAGTGACAAAAGTGCTATTATTAATGTAGTCAACTTGTAATCCTGTGACTACATGGTGTTCTGCTACTGACCCAGTGCGAACATCTTCGATTTGTTTAGTGATGTATTTCATTTTTACCCTCTAATAACCAGTTATATCAACAATGATTGCGCTAAAAAAATAAGAGCTGTCATTATAGGTCATACCTATTCTTCCAGCCCCTCTGTCGTCATAATTTACTGTGCTGAATTTTATATCCCTATCAACTCTCACACTTCTAATTGTTCTCCTGCAAAAATCTGGGGTTACATTTATAGTAAATCCATAGTTAGACAAGATAACACCATACTTATGGCCATTTGGCATTGACTCTGAAAACACTCCTTTATTTAAGTTTGTATCAGTGCCTTTTATAGGTCTTAGAAATTTATGATTTGATGAGAATACCACCCTGCCTTTACTATCATATGTTTCAATCCCATACCCGCTACTCTTTGTGGTATTGGTGCTAAATACCAAATAACTTATACTCTTTGCATTTGGACTGTATAAAACAATTCTCCCGCCATTCTTTTTAAGTTGTACAACATCTCCATCAGTATATGAAATAACAACAATGTCAGTATCTGCAACTGGAATTTCAGCTATACCACCAGAAAAATTTGCAGCACTTCGTCTTTGCAATGACATACTTAAAAAGCCGTCATTTACATCTGTAATACCTGAAAATCCGTACATTAGTAAACCCCATAAAAAACTCTAATCAATGCTTTATTTTTAAGATTGCCGCTATAACGAAAGTCGGCAGGTGACTTAATCTCACCGGTGAAAGTTCCACCTGATATTCGACCATTAGATATATAAGGAACATCAACTATTGTTGCCAATTCGTGTCCTAGCTCGCTGTGATTTGATGAAAGTAAGATTGGAATAAATACAACCTGGCCACTGTTAACTGTAACAGATATGTTAAAATTGCCTAATGGTAAGTCGCGATAACCAATATATTTAAACAATCTATTTTCTGTTGAAAATGTTATATCCCCAACATTATTAAATATTTGGATGCCTTGAGATGACACTTCAGATCTTCTCCCTCTGAAAAAAAATAACCATGACATTGCTGCCATGGCTAATATTGCTAGTATGATCAAAATCATAATCGGCCTATCTTAACCCGGATATTACCGCGCTCATCATAAACAATAATCTGGTCATTATTCATGACCAAACCTCTATTTTGCGAACTTGCTCGAACTAAAAAATTACCAGTTCGACCAACCCTCAAAATTCCATCATTGCCGCTTATATCAATCTCCCCACCTGATATTCTTGGTGCCTTAATTTCTTGGTTAGCCTGAATATGGTCGCCGCGGATTGTGTCAGCGATAATGCTCCCCCCATGAATTGCACTTACACCAGCGTTTGCCCATGGACTAGGCTCTACCGAATAGTCTGTACACTCTTCAAGCATTGCTCTCATTAAAAGCAATCTCTGCTTTCCATTACCACGGCTAGAAATTTGTAGTCTTACATATCCACTTTCTGGTGCAGTAAATTTTGAGTAGTATCTAGGCATATTCATAAAGCCGTGATACCCATCACTTCTACTGCCATTGCTGGCAATTACTCCATCGGTAGTAGGCAGCCTTCCTGAATTTACGCCAGGGCTACTTTGTTTATATATAGGATATTCAACCATCCCTCCGTGAATAGCGCCATAAAATGAAAATATATAGCTTTTACCAGGTATCAATTTAACATCTTGAGCGATGCTTACAGCCCAAGCATTATCTCCTGTTCCGGTATTAAGCCAGTTTACACAGCGGTCTGTATTAGGATCTATTCCACTGAAAAAATCATTGCCAAATCCGCTATTTTCATTGTCTAGCCTAAACTCTCCTACCGAAAAATTTCCATCACCGGTTTGCACATCTCGCCAACCAAATGGCTTACCATTGTTATCTGGAAAAAAAACAGGATTGTAAAGTAAGTTCGTCCCAGAGCCAGCAGAAAACTTATCTCTCGTCACCGACCCAGCTACGACCAAATCACCACGAATACCTACTTGCCCATTTGCAACAGAAAACACTGGCTTTACATTACCGTCATTCGCATTTGCCACAATCCCAAATTTATCAGCCATAACAATGACTGAACTTTCTTCATGGTTTGCACCGAGAGCGATCCCAGCAACAGCAGTCCGTCCACCAGCAATAGCTTGTGTTTTGATTGTGTACATCGAGCTAACTTTGCCATTAAGTCCTGCTACAGCACTACTCACCTGTGATACTGTTGATTCTGTCTTGCCAACTTTAGCGGTTAATGCGTTAATTTGTTGTGCATTCGCTTTATCACTTTGCGCTTGAGCTTGTCTTACTGCAGTAATACCTGATAAAGCTGATTCAGCCTTCGCTGTCACAGTTTTAATTGTTTCAGCTTGTGCTTGGTCTGATTTTTCAAGATTTTTAATTGCAGTTCCTGATGATTGAGCTTGTGCAGCTATTTGAGCTAATGCACCTGCGACAGCGGTTTGTCTTGTTTTAGCTTCTTCGCCAACAGCATTGTTAATATCTGCTTTAATGGAGTTGATAAGCTCTTGCCCAAGTTGGGATTTGGTGATTTTCCCTTCTAACGCATTTAACAAGTTATCTGGATTGTGATCTGCTTCACCAAATACCGCCTCGGTAAATTCACCTTTGTTACCTTGTTTATCTACTCCTCGTAAATAAAAGTAATAGCCTGTCGATAAAGGCACACCATTGATAACATAGTTACTTTGAGGATATGGCAGTGTTGCCACTTTCACTGCAGAGCTTATGTCATTTGTATTGCTACGCCAAATCTCAGTACTAAACCCAGGTGTAAATGTCTTAGGTAAATCCCAATCCAGCTCAATAGCAAACAACAAGGATTTAGTAACAAATCTAGGGATGTTGAGATTAATCTCAAATGAGCGCGTTACGGGGTCTGACAATTGGCCACTTTGGTTTTTAGCTCTGATTTCTGCGGTATAACTACCATCAGGTAATCCTTCAAATGATATTTCTGGATTTTTTAAGTTTAGATATGTTTTAAAAACCTTTCCGTTGCGATATAACCGCACCTCATAGGTTAATAACGTATCTGTTGTGGGTACTGACCAAGTGAGTTTTATACCGTCAGTTTTATAAACTACATCAGCATTAGTTACTTTTGTTAGTCCATTGTGCATAGTTGTAACAACAGGCACAAAGCTTGCACTACCATCAACAATCGCTTCTTTTTGCGGTTCATGCTGCAGTGCGGTTATAGTATAACTTCCGTCATCGTTTTCAGTAATGCCGAGAGCACGGTAAAGCTGAGTAGATACTTGCGGTGTTTTTAATACCCAATCATCCATTACATTCAAACCAACAGGATTGGTTTCTAATGTGATAACCGATTTATTTGCATTATCTACATTGATGATTTTGATTTTCACCAACTGCATTTCATCATTGAGATAACTTAAATAGCTATTACCAGTGATTTCTACAGGTTGATCAAGTGTTACTTTCTTGCCGTTTATCGCTACAACTCGTCCACCAAGTGTTTTACCAGAAAAATCATTATCAGCAATTTCAATGATGTCGCCTGGTAAATGTAATAATCCTTGGCGACCTACTACAAAAGTAATAGTACATTGTTCGAGACGAGATGTTTCTAATACCCATTTGCCGTATCGGTGAGCTTGCCCACGACTTGTACAGCCATAAGCTGTAATTTTCTTAACATTGTAGCCATAGCGAGCAATCATTAAATCATCGGCAACGTACTCAACCGCCTTTTGATAGAAGTTACGTTCATCAGCATATTCAACTTCTACTGCAGTGAAAATTGTCTTTCCTGCTGCGAATTGGCGAGAGAATTTACCATCAACTACATTTGATTGAGTATATAAACAAACTGGATCTGATGTTCTATCTTGGATAGCTGAAAACTGCGTTCCATTCCACACTGCAATAGAGCGAAAAACAGAAGCCATGTCTGATAGCACGTTATAGGCATCACGCTGTTCTGTAATCCATAGATTAGATACCATTCGTGGTTCTTTACCGCCATATCCATCATCGACTAATTCGTCGCAGTATTTTGCTATTTGATAAAGCTGGAACTTATCTAATCCGTATTCGCCAATTCGTTTACCTAATCCAGCTAAAGAATTAGTAACTAAGTCGTAAAAAATCCATGCAGGGTTATCCGTCCACTCTTCTTTCCAGTCACCGCGCCAAATACCCTGTGCATACGTTCTTGTTTCAGGATTATATGTACTTGGTACTTTCACCAATCGGCCATAAAGCAATAGATTTACATTAGGGAAATCTGGGTTATATCGTGAATCCGTTTTAATGCCAATTAATGCCATGTTTGGGTATGACAGTTTGGTATCAATGATTTCTGTATAGCTGACCCAGTGAGTGCCATTCTGTAACCGCTGTGATTTACTATCGTCCGTTAATCTTTTAACTGTGATGGTAAATGGTTTAGGCGGTAAATTATCAATGATATAACTGCGATAAAAACGAGATGATGATTTACCACTAATATTTTTTACCGTGCGACTTTGCCCATTGATTAAGATTTCAAGTGATACAGATGTTCCCTCTGTATCGCCATTATCATTTTGAGAAAATAACGCACTTACGCCACATGTGATTCTGAGACGTGTCACATCAGGATCAATGACAGTTCTTGTTACAGGGGTAACATTTTTAATTTCAGCGCCAACTGATACTTCACGCTCTGACATTTCAAAGCCTTGTAGCGGCAATTGATCCTGCGTGCCGAGTGTATATGCTATCTCTGTGTTTTTGAAATTGAAACTTGACTCATCATTATCATCAACACCGTTTGCATTTTGGATTGGCGTATTGTCAAAATAAGTCGATTTCCATTTATTGGCTGGGCCTTTGATTGGACCAAGAGATATTAAACCAATAGCACGTAATCGTTGTGATGAACGAAGGCTATCAGGTGTTTCATGTGGTGTGCGCGCTGAACCTTGGCTTTTACCGCCCATAAGTACCTCTTTAAAAAGAAAACCGCCTATAAGCAGTGCCTATAAACGGTTAAATTTATTAATGATATTACCTGATTTATTACCTAAACATCGTCAAAGGTTTCAATCCCTTGAGACACTAGTACAAGACTAGTCATCATCTTGCCGTACAATAACGGAATAGGTCTCCCTTGTGGAGTTAAATTGCGAAGATTGCTAAATGATGTACTTTGTTTCTTTTCGCCTTCATCAATTTTAGTATTCATATCTGGCGGTCTAGAAAGCAATGTTATTGCGCCACCCAATGCCATAGCTGCACCAGAAATACCAAACATTAATGCAGTACCATATCCTACGCCATAATATTGGTAACTAATAATACTCGCTGCAATAATTACAATGCCGGCAACAATTTGAAATATTCCCGCACCATTTTTACCAGAGCCGGCAATCACTGGCGTGAAATGCACCGTACAATCATTTTCCAATGGAATAATAGGCGTTGTTTTTAATTGTTCTTCTGATAAATATTTACTGCCAATACGAACTTTATAATATCCATTTCTCAAATGCTCACGCAATCCACTAATTTGAGATAACAGTCCACTCATCAACTCTCTGAAATTACTTACTTCAAGTTCAATCGGTTCACGGCTAAATCGTTTAAGATTGCCATAAAATTTAATTTTTGCCATTCTGAATGTCTCCAAATTGAATGCGTTGAATTAAGCCAAAAGCCATCATAAGGCACACGTGCAGAGAGACGACTTTCACTATGATGAACCATCATCTGATCACCTAGATATACTCCTGCGTGATTAGCAAAACTAGCACCGACTTTAATTAAAATCACATCGCCAAGCTGCGGTTCTTCATCAAAAGGAATTTTTTCAAATCCACAACGAGCCAAGCCTTCTTCATATAAATTGGAATGCTCAAACCATTCAAATTCATAAGTGGATTGATCGGGCAATTCAATACCAGCCAACATATAACAATCAAGAATGATATTTCGGCAATCTTGTTTATTGTTTTCAAATTGGCGACCAATCAGCGGTGAAATAGAACGGAACTGTTTAATGTCGTTATCCACCACCAGCCAAAAATCTAACTGTGTTCTAACCTGACATTCTCTGTCAGCAATGGATAAATATGGCAATCCTTTTTCAAAAACAGAATCAGGGTGAGAGTGCACCAACGCTACAATGTCACCACGTTCTTCAGCAAGAATAAAATCATCTGCCGATATTTCAAAAAAATTAACTGGATCGTGTGAGATATTTTCGCAAGGGATGTAAGAAAAACCGTCTTTAAATACAACAAAGCCACAACATTCTCGCGGCGCTGTACTTTTAGCGTGTGACAGTATCTCTTTTTTTAATTTATCCGGAATAATCATGATCAATTCCCATACTGAGTTGTACTTGGAAAACCGCCAAACGGTAACACGGCATTCTCGCCAAATCTCAATTTACAACCACGGATACAATGCGAACATTTGTCTTTATTACGGTCGTTCGTTGGTTTATCAAATTCATCGGCAACAGGTCCACCTGTATAACCGCATTGTGGCGAACGATATTGCCAAATACAAACATCAGATGTAATCATTAATAGCGGTATTTTTGCGTTATCCGTTTCTGCAGGTGATGCCAGTTCAAAAGTAGCTTGTTTATCATCAAGGCTTTTTAATTGCTCAATGATGTAATAACTCACCGCTTCTTGTGTGGGATCTGCTTGAGCGTTTTTGCCACCATCAAAGTTACGAGCATCAAGAAACTGTGCATAAACCAATCTACGAGTAACTTTACCACCAACGCCTTGCCCTAGATTAACCGCAATACCGGTAATGATTCCATATAGGTTAGATACTGTTAATGTCGGACGAGCGCTAGGCCCTTGCCCACTAATTTCAAATCCATCTGCTTTAATTGGATAGGCTTGATACTCATTTCCCTGCCACCAAATATTAGTTCGCCCTTGGTTTAAACCGTTGTGAAATCGATATAATTCACCTGCAGCATTAGACCCGTTAGTCGGAGTAATATGGCGTAAATCAATATCCCACAGTTCAATAAGCGCACCTTGCTCTAATTCAGGTAAAAGTGCGGTCATTTTCTTAGGTAAATTTTTAGGCATTTACACTACCTCTTCGAATTCACAATTAAAGGTTGTGTGAGTCAATCCAATTTGGCGAGGAAATTTAGTACAAACAACTTTAACTAATTCCCCATTTAGTGCGACGTCTTTAAAATAAAAAGCACGGACTCCACCGTGCTCTTTCATAAATTGACGAAATTCTGCTGATTGGCTATTTTTCACCTTATAGGTGACGGAATATTTTCTCAAAAGAGCATTAATTCCATCTTCCATTCGTTGCTGATAGCCATTTCCAAAATTAAGCACTTTCCGCTTTGGCTCTTCATCAACCGTATAACCAGGCTGCGGACACCAAGGCAATGTTTTTAAAGCCATCTTATCTCCTTATCCAAGCATTCCACCTGGACGACGTTGTTTTCTTAACACTTCAAGTACATTTGCTTGGATTGCTTGTGCAAGCTCTTTACCTTGTGCGGCTTTTTGCTCAGCAGTCACACTTTCATTTCCGTTTTTATCAATATTTATTGTTATTGATACTTCGTTATTGGTTGATGCTCCACCACCGCTAAACAATCCGTCATAACTATCAGATTTGCCACCAACATGACCGCCATTTGCAAATTTAGGGAATCTGCGTTGGTTTAAGGCATTCATAAATCCAACACCATAATGATCAACAGTACGGGATGTCATAACAAATTCATTGTTAGATAATCGAGCTAATATGGAATCGCTCGTTCCTGTACCCTCACCAACAACATGACCGCCTTTAGCAAATCCTACGCTAGTGATTTGAGAGATAACATTAGCACCAGCCGCTGCAACCGCTGCCATATTTGCAAATTTTTGAGCAGGAGTAAACGCGGTGTCATCAGCCATTGCTTGCATTACTGCCTGCGATAATTTTACAGTTGCTTCAGCAATCGCAAATGCTTTAGAGATAGCGAACATTGCTTTATAAGCGGCAGATTGTTTTCCTGCAGACTGTTCAACCATAGATGCAAGAGTGCCAAAAGCGCCACCCAAATCATTGAGCCCTGTAGCATACGATTCCATTTCCTTTTGGATCTTGTTGTTTTTGTATTTATCAATGATTTGCTGTTTGCGTTGTTGGAATTCTTCTTCCGTGATTAACTTTTGATCGTTAAATGCTTGGAGCTGAGCAAGCTCTTGCGTTTGTTGATTAATTAGCTCTTGTTGCGGATCATAAAGTGCGCGTAATTGATCTAATGGATTGACCGCACTTTGAGATCTATTTTGAGCATAATCAAACTTCAATTGCAATTCAGCAGTATTAGCTTCACCACCTGTAAGCTGTCCTGCTTTTTTAAGCTCTTCAACTATCGCTAACTCATCATTTAAGTTCGCACGCAATAATTTCTCAGGCGCATACTTCCCTGCAAGCTCTAACCGTTGACGAGCAAACCGCTCAGTGATAGCTGTTTTTGCTGTTTCATATTCTTGATGAGATACAACACCTTTTTTGTTGTGCTCTTCCAAGCGTTGAAACATTCTTGTTTGTTCCAAGTCAATTTCAGCAAGACTAGAACTACTTTTCTTACGAATTTCATCATAGAAACTTAACCAACTATCTCGAGCATTTTCACCTGATGATTTCCGACCACCTGATTTTTTGTTGCTTTCTTTGATTTGAGTTTCAATTGTTGTCACTTTGGTTTCATCGGAAAACATTTTTTCCAATGTTGCTTTACCGGCTAAAATCTTGTTTAGCGTTTCAAGTGATAACCCAACAGCTTTATCTGCCGCATTAGCTGCAGTAATTGTGCCTGTAGCAATACCAATCAATACTTCGTTGTATTCAGCACCTTCCTTTCCAAGCAATTCATAAAGACCAGCCAACACGTAAGCGGATTTGGCCTGACCTTGCTGTTTGAGTTTTGCGACTTCAAGCCTTTGAGCAAGAGACGTAGATTTCTCTTTCAGCTTTTCCATTGCATCATTCAAATCTAACGTTTTGTCTGCGGCTTTATTTGCACTATTAGCTGTGTCATTAAAGCTTTTCGGTAAGTTAGCTATAATGTTATCTGCAGTTTCAGCTGATACACCAAGCAACTTGAATTTCTGCCGCACTTCATCAACATTTTTACCTGCTCGAAGCATCTTCTCGCCAAGTGGAGAAAGCATTTTTTCAAGTGACTGTCTTGCAATATCGGCATTTTCTTTAATTACTTGAATTTTGTTTTTTAAACTTTCGATTTCGGCATCATTTGCATTTCCACCAACGCTAATACCGTCAAAATCTGCACCGACCTGTTGTGTTGCTATTCCCGCTTTTAATTTTTCAATCTCAGCGTAATATTTTTCTATATCCTCAAGCTGTTTTGTAATTTTAAGAGATAATGCCGCTTCGGTGATTTGATCATAAGATTCGGCTAAAGCTTGGTTAGCAACAGATGTATCTAATGCCCATTGTCTAGCTTCTGCCGCTTGTGAACTGAAAAATAACAATGATGTAGCCGCAATACCGATAACACCAGCTGGGCCACCAAGTAAAGCCATTACACCTTGCAAACCTTTTGCCGCCATAGTTGCAAGATTAGTTGCTGTAGCAAGGTTTCGTTTTGCTGTAGCTTCCGCTTCTGCAAGTGCAATAATTTGAGCAGATTGCACTTTCATTCTTTCACGCAATGCAAATCGAGTTTGTTCAGATTGAGCAAGCTGTAATTGCGCGGTCAAGCTAGACATTTCAAGTTGTGCGGCAACTCGCATTGCTGTCGCTCTTTCATAAATGCTTTTTGCTTCCGCTGTATGGGCTAAAGCATTTTTTGCGCTGATAATGCCTGATTTTGCTAACTCTGCACTGTATTGGCTAATTCTACCAACTGCTAAGGCACCAGTTAAAACAACCGCTGCAGTAATTAATTGATCAAGATTTTTCGAAACAAAATCTACACTCTCGCCAAGTTTCTGCGTGATGCCATAAGTGCGGTCAGCTTCACCGGCATATTTAATAAATGATGTTTCGAGATTGGTGTATGACATCGAGAGTGTTTTTACACGTTTCTCGAAATCACTATCCACAGATGATTTTGCTTTTTCAAGTGCAGTTATCACTTTGTTGATAGATAACTCACCATTCTTACCCATATCTTTAAGTGCGCCAACGCTAACCCCTAAACCATCTGCAATAGCTTGTGCTAAAGCCGGTGTTTGTTCCATCACAGAATTAAGTTCAGCACCGCGCAACTCACCACTAGCCAAAGCTTGACCGAACTGCATTAATGCCGCTTCTGATGACGCTTGTGCGGCACCTGATAAAGCTACGGCTTTTGATACGGTTTCTGTTAGTTCTACGACTTTTTGCTGACTAATATTTAAAGTATCAGCATTTTTTGCAAAACGTTGATAGATTTGAGCGGTTGCGCCAACAGCTTGATTGGTTCGAGATGATATATCAAACACGCTTTCTGTAGCCTGAGCCATTTCTGTCTGACTATGAGTCACCAGTCTAATACGGTTCTGTAGCTCAGTGTAGCTATCCATCATTGCAATAGCTTGCTTTGACAAATCTTGCGCTCTACCTAAATTATCAAGGCGAAAACTCCATTTTGTTGTCGAATTGATGTTATTGGCGGCTTTCTCAATATTATTTAAATATTGCGTAGTGCGTTCTGAGAACTGACGTGCTTTTTCTTGAGCGCGAGAAAAATTAGCTTCAAATTGTCTAGTAAATTTTCGGGTCTGATACTCAGACTTACTCAATCCATTCTGAAATTGGACTGTATCGAGACTTAACCCAATATACAAACTACCGAGTGATGACATATTTTCTCCAGAAATAAAAAAAAGCCCGCATATTGCGAGCTTTCTATACAAACACTAACTATTTAATGATGACGTATTTAACTTCGTTTTCTTTTTCAATTTGCTGTAGAACTTCATTTTCAGTTTTCTTCATAAAGAAAAACATAGCAACTTTTGCAAAAACAAAAAAGGTAATGTAAGCCAGAGAAACACCAAGTAAAATTTTTGTGGTTATGCCTGTTACAGCCAAGATAAAAATAACAGGTAACACAAAGAATAAAGCGAAAAACGCAATAACCTCTTTGCCCAACCAATGGATAAGTTTAATTTCATCTTTAAACATAACCCCTCCTTATTTACTTACCTATACTGTACAAAATACATTCATTTTAATCAATAGGGAGTAGCTAATTTTTTCAACTTTTTTACTAAACAATCAACGATTTAACAAATAAGACTCTACGCCATCATCTTCTTTATCTTCTGATGCCTTATTCTCATTGAAAAATGGCATTAAATCGTTCAATGTTGTGGCTTTCTGTTTTGGATCTTTATGAATTAACGCTAACAAATGAGCAATTTGCGCTGTGCGATAATCATCTCTCCATAAACCAAATGGCTGTTCTTGATAAAACAGCATATATTCCTGAAGATGTTTTTCAGGCATTTGTTCGATTTCTTCTAACGTTTTGCCCAACGCAAGCGATAAAGTTATTTGGAACTTGCGTCGGTCATTAAGTTTTTTGGTTCATCACCCATCAATGCTCGACTTAATTCTTCAGATACTTCATTATCTAGACTTGATAAGGCTTTCAAGTCATCTTCATTTTCAAAATCAAACAATAAATTTCCATCTTTATCACATAAGCGTAGGGCTAGATTTCGGGCTAAACGATATGGATCGTAAACTTTTCCTAATTGCTTGCCTAATTCATCAGGATCATCATAATCAAGCTCAATACCTTGTGCTTTTGCAATATCACACAATAGTTTGTGCTGGCCAAACAATCCACGGTTCACATCACCTACACTTAATGCTCTCACATAGTACTTTTCGCCAAGAATTTCAATTTCCGTTACTTTAGGTTTATGCTGCAACAATTTGTTTCTCAAATCCATTGTATTTACCCTCTTTTATGGTTAAAATTTACTCGCAGGTAAACTTCTCCTGCAATAAAGGTTAATCTAATAATTAAAGCCAAGAGCCGATCACTCTTGGCTTTTTTTTATTTTTAAGCTACAGGTAAGTGATATTCCTGTTTTGTATGCTTAATAGTTGCACCACTTTCAAATTTACCCATAGTTTCACCAGAGTAACCATTGCCAGATTTGAAATAACCAGTGCCATACATCGTACCTTGACCATTTGGGAAAACTAAACGGAAAGGGAACTTAGATTTTGAAAAGAATTTTTTACGACATAATTTTTGCATTTCAGATGTTGGCGCAGTAAAGAACTTCATCTGAGTCTCACCGTACTCAAACTCACCTGCTTCGGTGGCTTTGCCATCATCACACATGGTAGTCACATCTTCTTCGGTCAATGTATCTTCGCTACGCTCTAAATTTCGGAGCTCACAGAAATTATTTGACCATTTCACTAATGCCGCTTTAGCATCAGTAAATACTGTTGGTTGATCATACGCTGACCAATCAACTTCATCAGCCAATGTGATTACATCTGCCGCAACAGATTTAACTGGATAATATCCATCTAGCGCACCTAAGCCGGTAACTAAGACGCAATCACCAGTTTTGAATCCGCTTGAAGGGATAGTAATTGTTGCATTTGGTGTTACAGCACAAGCTGTAATTTTCTTGCTGGCATCTTCAGATGTGCCAATATAAAACCGTGTTTTTTGGAACGGTGTGGTTTTTGCTGCCATGTTTTATTCTCCATAAGCAATTTGATAAGTTATTACCCGACGATGTAATTTTGTATCGGGTTCGTAGTCACTGAAATCACTTTCTCTCTCGGCATAATCAAATGCCGTTTCAAGTGCGGTAAAAATAGCCTTTCGCAGAGCGAAAATGTCATCAGGATTTTTGCTATAAACATCAATCTGCACCGTGAAATCATCCAAATCTCCATCTTCCAACGCTGAATTTGGTGATATTGCTGGGAATTGATATACGATGACTGGATAGGTACTATTTGTTTCAGGAATCAATCCATAAAAACAACGACCTGACACCAGTGGATTTAGAGCACTAAAGAGTTTTTTTTGGATCATTTACGCCCACCTCGCAAGATTTCATCTTGTAATGTCATGATGATTTCACGGCTTGCTTGTTCTTTCTTTGCAGTGAAAGCTGGGCGTAAAAACGGTTTGGCTGGCATTTTAGATGTGCCAAATTCCACAAATCTCCAATAGTAAGGATCGTCTGGGTTTGCCGAACTATTTTTGCCATTACTTTTAAAAGCTGTAATTTTGCTAATTTTAAGCTTTCGAACAAAGATTTTTGTGGTTACAGAACCGTTTTCACCTATTTTGGTACTAGCAGAAATAGCCTTTTTCAAGGTTCCTCGCTTACGATGTGATACACTGTGTTCTAAAACAGGAGCATTTGCTCTTGCTTGATTTCTAATGACCGCACCACCTTTTCTCATTGCCTTCACGCCAATGCTATTTCTGACTTTGCGCTCAAGCGAGTTCATTGCTTGACCAAGCTCTTTTAAACCTTTGATGTTTACAGACAAATTAGACATTACCGGTCTCCTTACACATAAGCTGTAAAGACACGTCTCGCTCTTGAGTATTAAGCACGGAAAGAATTTCAAATTCTCTTTTCCCAAACTTAACCTTCATTGTGGGTTTAATGCCTTCTATATGACGTAGCCAGATTTGAGTGGTAACTTCAGACTGTACTTGCTGCGCTGAAAAATACTCTCGACCTGATAATGGTCTAACATCAGCCCAAACAGTAGCTACTCTTTTCCAGGTTTGAGTACTTGCACCGTAATCATTCACTTCATTAACTTGCCGTAACAAAGTAATTCTGTGACGTAGCTTTCCTATGTTCATCTTAATCACCTACACATCTATAAAGCGATAACGCTCAATGATGGCTTTAACAGTTGGAGGTAAATCAAAGTTTGTTACACCTTGCCCTTCATTCCATCCACCACGGTTTTCATATAGGTAAGCAATCAGCATTAATATAGCTATTTTCAAATCGCCAGTGATTTCTTGTGCATTAATCGGTTTTTCTTCGGGCAATGTATTAAAAAGCACTCTATTTGTGTGGTTCTCAACCATCGCCTTTGCTGCAACTAGATAGGCAGACAACAAATCATCTTCATCATCATTATCAATGCGACATTGCAACTTAATTTCGTCTAGTGTGATTTCCATTCATCCCCCAAATAAAAAATGCGGCCATTTCTGACCGCACTTTTAACTATTTACCTGTTAATGCTTTAATTGCTGACACATCTTCGAGTACGCAGTCAAAGCGATGGAACGCTAAGAAACCTACTTGGTCGAACTCTGCGTAACGTTCCACTAAGCGACGTAATGTCATACCTGACACACGACGAATGATGAAACGGCTGAAATCACCAAAGTAAGCAAATTTCTTACCTGAACCAATATCTTCGATGCCTTGATCAATCACATATTGATGACCTAAGATAGTTGCAGGAGCTACGCCAGCCACATCAGGCAACCATAATGGACGTTTTTGTCCATCCACCATTTCTTTCAACGTTTTTAACGTATTGTCGTTGAAAGCAAGGCGAGTATTGCCAACATTGCGATAGGCAGGATCTACTGAGTGGATCAATGCGTTAAAATCTTGCCATGCCACTGCAGCGGCTGCCGCTTGTGTTACACCAGTAACTGCGGTTTGCAAGCCTTTAGGTTGAGCAGGTGAGCCAACGCCAGTACCTTGAATAAGATATTTAGCTTCTGCACGACCAATACGCTCTGCAATTCGACGAGATAAATACTCTTCGATATCCACACCTGAATCTTGTAACAATTCGTTTGATACGCGGATAATTTTTGAAGAGAGTTTTTTCGCACCAAGCTCAGCTGTGCCAAATTCAGTATCTAATTCAGTTGCTGCAGCATTTTCACCAATTAATTCACCTTCTTCAGCGGTGCCGTTTGCAGTCGCCCAAGTAATAACGCGACCGTCTGCAGTGTTAAGGATTTGAGCAACGCTCGCAATACCACCAAAAGCTTTCATTTGTTCAGCAATACGAGCCTGCATTTCTTTAGGTACGGTGTAACCACCTTTATTGTCCGTGCCTGCCGCTTGCGCACGAAGCTCCGCCATCACTTGACGTTCTTCTTGACTTAATTCACCTAAGCCACGACGCAAGAACGAATTAAATGCTTGTGAACGTTTAACTTCTACATCAATAACTGGTTTTGATTCAGTTTCAATTTGACGTTGTTCTTCAACAAATAAAGCATCGGTTGATCGTAATGATTCTTCGCGCTCAATTTGTGATTCAACACCGCCTAACTCGGATTTCATCGAATCCCACTTAGTTCGTTGTTCTTCAGTCCATGTTTTTTCGCCAATTTCATCATTCAATTGACGCATTTGAGCCGCGATATTACGACGTTTTTCTTGAAGTTCATGTAATTTAGCCATGATTTTTCCTCTTTCTTTAAATGAAAAAAGCCGCATTATTGCGGCTCGTATTGATAAAAATTACTTTTATTTAGCGCTAATTAAGCTTAAGAATCGCTCACGTGCGGCTTTTTGTGATACCGCTTTAGCAATTGTTCCTGAGTCTCGAGCTTCTTTCCACGCTTCAAGTGAGCGAGCTGTACTGCTTGCTTCTTGGTAAGCGGGATAAGTCACAGGACTGACATCATAAAGGCGTGAAATTTTATGAATTTCACGGATGATTACACCATCATCATTTTCATACCATTCATCTCCATTACGGGCGATCTTAAACGCAAAGGATGATTGAGTAATATCACCACGTTTTAGCGGTGCAATAACTAAATCACTAATAGTTGGATTATCTGGTGCGATAATGTCGTATTTAAGGCCTGTTTCATCAACTGATAGACTCAATGTACCAGCTTTACTGCGTCCTAGAATGAAATTCGGGTCGTGATTAAACAACCCGCGCACATCATCTTCAAGCACATCATCAAATGCACCTGGCATAATGATTTCGCGAAAACCCCACATTACTTCAGACATAGTATTGAACACGGAACCATAACCGATAATGTGCGTAGGCTCATCATCTCGACTTTCCGCTCGCACTTCGCCTGCGTAGGAGCGCTTTTCTACATCACTCATTTGTGTTCTCCGTTTGTTTATTATTTGCTTGTTTTGCCGCATTCACGCTAACCAACATTTCATCCAGTCCTTCAACCGGATTCATATCTTCAAGCTGACGAGCTTCATTTCGCGACATCCAACCATCAGTGATAGCCGCATGGTAAAATGTTGCTCGTTCACCTGCAGTACCACGCATAATCCCAGCAAGATTAAACTTCACGAAGTAACCCGCTTTACGCTCTGCATCAGTAAAGATTTTTCGGTTTAGTTCCTGTTCCCAGTTGACCACCCATGGCATAACGCTGAACCTAATAAACTGGATTGTCTGTTCGGAGATGTTTGAAAATGTCGCTTTCTCCAAATCGTTGATCATGTGGGCTGGAACATTAAAAATACCTGCAATCTCGGAACGATTCAGTTTCATCATTGAAAGCAGTTCAGTATCGACTGGTGATACGGTCAAAGCCTTATAATCAAGCTCAGCAGGAAGTAATATTGTTTTATTTTCTTCACTTCTCAGCTTTTCTTGTGCGGTTTGCCACATCTTTTTAAAGTTTTCCCATGCATTGCTATTAAGTGGTGTCTTAACAGACAGAATACCTGCAGGACGAGCATTCCCACCAAAGAAACCGCTCGCGAATTTGCGAGCATCCAAACCCAAACCAATCGTCTCAGCATGAGTTTGAATAACTGATTTCCCTGTTTTTATTGACGGCCCAAGTGACTTGATGTGTAAAACATCATCCGGAGACAGGCTCATTGTCTTATCGTCACCATAGTAAGCATAAACATAGCGACTTCCGTTTTTAAGCAACTGCACTTTCCAAGGCTCTAATGATTCAAGTGAAACAACCTCACCATTTTTATCACGAACAATATGGATATAAGCATTTCCGTACAACAAAACCGAACTTTGTGCATATTCGCGTAATTTGTACGATGTCTGCCAAGCGTTAGGGCTATCATGTAAAAGGTAATATGCTGGATGATCTTTTACTGTTTCTACTTTATCACCGCTCTTACACTTAACGTGCAGTGGTAACTGTGCGACAGAACTCGATAACACATAAACGCAAGCATAAACAGCAGATAACTTCATTGCCAAATCAGGACTAACCGATTTAGTCGGCTGCATTCCGAATATTTCTTCGTAAGCTGATTCAGCACTTAATGGCACCGCTGGATTCTCAAGTGAACGAGTGCTAAATAATTTATCAAAAATCATTGTTTACCTCTCGATGCCAAAATAGTTAAAAGCAGTAATAATGCCCCACTACCAATTAATGCAATATCTGCCCCATATTTGAGATACACTCCATAAGACATCAAGCCAAAGCCTGTTAGACCTAAAAGATCTAAAATGACAGTTCTCATAGTTCTAATACCTCATTCGGGAAAAAGTTTTCATCATCAGTGCTCAACATAATGCGACCTATTGCCATCATTAAAGCCACCGCTCCGTCTATTTTGTTTTCAGGAATTTCTTTAATTGGACGCACTACATCATCATTACCTGGAACTGTCTTACCAACTACATTACCGATACACCAGGTCATAATTGGATTCCCGTCATGATGGAAACGACCTGATTCAATTGCCGCTTCCAATTCTTTCATCGGGTCGGATAAATTGGTGTAGTTTTGTGTAATGGTTATAGGGTTAAGTCCTTCATCGGCTAAGTTATGGCTGATTGCTATCGCTCCATGCGGGTCAATTGCAACACAAGAAACTCTATGTTCTTGATTGGTATCTTTGATGACTTCTTCTATCTCTCGATAATCAACTTCCGCACCATCTGTTGCAGTTAAATGTCCACTATTTACCCATTTTTGATATTTATCCACCACTCGTTTTAAAGCGGTATCAGTGTTATAGATAGTATCTTCCGGAACGAAGAATTCTGGGGCAATACAATAATAATGCCGCTTACCATCAATAACCCGAGCAAACACTTTAACAAGCGAGTTCATATCAAGCTTACGCGCCATATCAAGGCCAAGCACAACATCATCACCTTGGAAATCTTCAAGTGATAATGTTTCATCCTTGCAGTTTTCCCAGCTCACCATGTTGAAATAGCTTTCTTTCGCAGACACCCATACATTCAAGTGTTTAGTTTTGAAAGTATTGGTCAGGCGTGCATTATTAATTGCCTTGTTTTGCTGACTAATTAGGTAATCGCCATACACTGACACATCAAAGTTTGGATTCGCTTTACGTAATACGCTTTCATCCGTCCAATCATCATCTTCATCAATTGTATAAATGATCCCAAATAGCTCATCATTCGGAATTGCACCGGATAGTTTTTCAATTACTTCTCTGCGTTTGTCATAACAAGGACCTTCGATGTTATAACCTGCAGTCGTAATGATAAACATAAGCGGTTGTTTACGTGCACCCATACCAGTCAACATTGTGGTATATAGCTCATCATTCTTATGCTCATGGTATTCGTCCACTATCGCACAACTAGGCGACGCACCATCACCAGGTGAACCAATAAGTGGTTCAAAACGAGAACCATCAGCAGGACGGTTTAAGTTAGAGGCATTTACTTCAATACCGAAAGTTGAGCAAAGAAGATCGGTTTTCTTACACATCAATCGAGCAGGACGGAATACTTCCCACGCTTGTTTTTCTGTGGTTGCACCTGAATAGACTTCCGCACCAAACTCATTATCCATGCAGAACATATACAAGCCGACACCTGCAGAAATAGCTGATTTACCGTTTTTGCGGGGTACTTCAACATAAACTTCACGGTAACGACGCAGATTGTCACTTTTACGCAACCACCCGAAAGTATTTGCCATAATGAAGAGTTGCCACGGTTCAAGTGTGATATTTTGTCGTTTTGATGCCCACTCACCTTTTGTGTGTGGCAGATATTGAATGAATTTACACGCTTTTTCAGCTTTAACTTCATCAAAATAATAAGGAAATTTAACCGCACTTTGCTTTTCTAAATCATCAATGAACTGCTGACAGGTTTTTACAATAAATCGGCAAGCAGGAATTTTGCCAGCAATAACATCTTTGGCATACTTAATTGCCTTTTTTACATTATCTGTCATTGCATTAACTCCGCGAATGGATTCTCAATTTTATTGTCAGCATTCCCCACTAATCGAGTGCGACTACTTGGATCTAAGCCAAGTAATGAGCCAAACTTAGCCATGTCAGCCATTGCTTCCTTTAGTGTGGTAAACGCTGGATTGCGTTTAATACCCGCATCTGATTCAATTACGCTGCCGAATTTCTCAATATCACGATTAGCTTGTTTTCTGTTTTGGTAAGCAATGCAGTAATTTGCAACGGTCTGCAAATCTGTTTTGAGTAATACTTTTTGTGGGATCAACTCTTTTAACACAAAGACCCACATTGTTTTACCGTTCTCGTCTAGGTCATCTGGCGGCGGTGTATGCTCATCAAATTCGCTAAACTGCGGTTCATCTTTATTTAACTTTCGCTTACCAGGATTGCCTTGACGCTCTTTCACTGCTGTCGGCTTAGGCTTTCGCCCCCTACCTGAAACGAGTGCTTTTCCTGTCATTTTGGCTTACCTTTAAAATCTTAATTTCGCGGTTGTGAAAATAGAGTTAGGGGGGCGGTTTCGATAGGCAAAACCTATAGAGATTTTACCACCCCCTACCCTTACAAAAACAACCGCACTTTAAACACTATTTCAAGCGTTCTCGCGCTGTTTTGAATTTATGGCATGAATTACATAAACTTTGTAGATTAGTTAAGTCATCACTACCACCGTGAGCCTTAGGGATTATGTGGTCAACAGTTGTAGCTGTTACAAACAGACCTTGCTTTAAACATTCTTGGCACAAGTAGTTATCACGAACTAACACGACAGCTCTTATTTTTCGCCATTGAGCTCCATAACCACGCTGAGACGATGTCTTTCCTTTCTGATGTCTTTGCCAACCACAACCTTGATGTTCATCACAATAACCATTGCTGTTGATTGTTGTATTCTTACAGCCTTGCTTTCTGCATGCTTTAGGTATTCTTGCTGGCATAGTTCCCACCAAAAGAAAAAGGCGAGTATTTTCACTCACCTTCTATTTACTTAACATCTCTGTTTGCCACTCCCGAATTTTATCAATTCGGTTTAAACACATGTCACGTTCACGTTTTAGGATTACCGCGTACTTTGTCACATCACCATAAGTATCACCAGCAAATGCCGTCTTATCTAAATGAGCGGTCAACGCTGCAGGTACTTGAGAACAACTCATTACAACAGGTTTACTGGCGCAAGAACTCAATAACATTGCTAGGAGCACTAGTATTAAAAGCACTGCTAGTTTTAACTTGTTTCGGTATAGATTTGATAACTGCATCTGATTTACTCCTTGCATCTGACTCCACCTGACTTAGCTCAAATGTGAGCTGTCTATTTCGCTCAGCATCTTCTTCTAATCGAGTGATCGTTTGACTTTGTGCAGCAATTGTTTCTTGGTGTGTTTTTATCTTTCCATTCAACCCATCAATAGTTGCTGACTGATGATTAATCCATCCACACAATGCAAGAATTACAAACGCAGAAACAACGGAGCACACCAATAAAACCTTTGTGAATCCGTTACTGATATATTGCCCGATACCAATCATGTTAACCCCCATAATAAATAGCGGTGCGGTTTAGGCTCTTTTGTTTACGCTTTCGCCATCTGATTTAATAGCTCCCATAACCGCACCGGCTAACCATGCACATAACAACTATACTTTATTGACTGGAGATAAACATAAATCACGTTCCCTTAATCTTCGCTTTAATATAGATTTATGCACTTTACCATTCACCCTGGAATAATTAGGGAAAGTATTACACATGCGAATAAAATCTTTATCAATTGCAGCTTTATAAAGCTGAGTCTTTTTAAAACGACCACTCTCTCTATCTAGGTAGAACCGAGAACCTTGACACCCAATGTTAAAAATTAATGAACCCAAAGCATCTATTTGATTTTGATTCATTTCATTGTATGGATAGTAATCAATAATGCACTTACTAACCTTGCGCAAATCTTTTGCATACTGATCTGCGATTTCTTCATTGGTATAAGTTTTACCAATAATCACATTAGCTCCACCAGTAGTAGCCGCTCCGATACCAAATGTCCACTCTTTTGCTGCACATTGATACGGATTAGTTCTACAACCTTCTTCATCACCAGTTTCGCGTGCACCATTCTCGGAAATTATAATTCCAGATGAACGATCTTCAGAGTCATATACCAATCCAACAATTACACTAACTAAACAAACACCAAAAGCGCTAGCTTTTTTGAGTTTTGACATCTTTATCACCCTGTATCATTTCACCGTTTTTGTCACGAACGCCCGCTCGAATTTCTTCGAGTTCTAACATTCGTTTTTTATAACGAGATTCACGTATATAACCGCATATAGTGACAAGAACACCAATTAAAATAGACCATTCAGACAGAGTCAAAGCTCCGAATAAAGCAGTTAGCCAACCATAAGCCTGAGACTCTACAGGCATGTCTTTGAGAATTTGCATTTATACCCACCATATTTTTGGCAATAAAAAACCCCCGATGGATAACCATCAGGGGTTTAAAAATCAATTCTGCGTTTGTAACGTGCAAAAAACGCACTATAGCCTATATGATACACATTTAGTCTAGACTGTCAAGCGGTTTTATTAAAAATAATTTAAATATTTTAAACAACCCAAATACACTCACTTCCACCACTCACAATCATTAACAATAAAGATGTTTTTACGGTTTTTAGCCGGTTGAAATATTCCGCTTTTGAAATCCGTAGATAAGTCAATATTTCTTGTTTTTCCCAGCGCTTAATATAGGTCAACACAAACACATCATAAAGCTCAGGTGTTAGCTTGCGTATAATACCAAGGTAGCCATCAATTTTTAAACCAAGGTCATCAGAGATAGAATTAATGCGATATTTATGAGCATAACGTGCTTCACATTTCATTTCTGCAAATCCAGCGGCAACACGTGGAAATTCTGTTTCATGTCTTGGTGTTGCCCAATAACCGAACTCAACAACAATTACATCAATATCTAACATACTATCTCCTTAATCGACACTAAAACCTTTCCACCCTTGACTACACATTTGCGTACAATTCGCAAATCATCAATAACACTATCGTCCACCAACACGCCCGCTTTCACTAACGCGTCTAATAATGATTTAAAAAGATTATCCAAATCACGCATTCTTCTATCCGGCATAAATGCTTCCACCACCACTGCAGCACGAATACCCGCTGGAAATCTTGCTGAGCGTCTAGTCATCCACGCAACCTGTGCAGCATAAGCGCGTCCTTTCGCGCTAATTAATGTTTTCCCATTTACTCTGCGCCAGTAAGTATTAACCGAAGGTGGGAATGGTAGTTCAAGTGTTATCGTTGTCATAGAAATCTCACTTTAAAAAAGACCGCACTTTTGATTGTTAAACTATTAATCAATCACTAATGCACCAATCTTGATGGAGTATAAAAAGAACTTATGCCAAAGCTCTATTTGTGAACCATACTTTTCTTCAAATGCTTTTACGTTTTGATGTAATTCATTGTGATGAATTCGGCAAAGCGGAATACAATCCAAATCATCTGCTTTACTTCCCATCACACCATTACCATGACCAATTAAATGATGTGGATCATCTGCTTGTTTACCACAACACACACAAGGCTGAGTTTTTACCCAACGTAACCATTTTTCAGAACGGATATATTGCGGCTTTGGTCTTGCCATATATTGAAGTGGCGGGTCATCATCAGCTTTTAAATTTAAAATGGCTTTATCTAAACGGTCCATGTGATAAATAAGAGGATCTTCAAAACGAGTGGAGCTTTCTTTATTGTCTCGTTCGTAATTTTTAACACTAAAAACCTTTCTTAATAACGAATCACCTAATAAACGTTGAAGTCCATTCTTAAAACAATACAGCACTAAATCTGATTCTGTTAAAGGGCGAGCATGTTTTAAATCTGCTTGGATTTTTGCAATGATTGCTTGCTCTATATTTTGTTCCACCACCAACGATGCTTTTTCTGCATCGTAGTTTCCATTGCGCATTTCTGTATCGTGGTGCCAACAAGTTCTAATAAAACCGTCTAAGTGCGGAGTAATTGTTAATTCTTTATGGCAGTATTCACCATCACTCAACTGACAATGCTTAATACTGGCCACAAAATTCATCAACGCTTTTTTTGTAAGTAATTTTGACCGCACTTCCTTATTTCTTAAGAAATCCACCACCAACGGTGGAAATTCTTCACTAATGGCTCCTTGCCAATCAACTACACCAGATTCCTTATGTTGTAATTCAGTAGGCTCTGGCATTAACACCATTCTCTTCGTCATCACCTGTGCAGCATTGCGCGGAATTCTAAACATCATTAAACCAAGGTCTGATTGTTTATATGGTGTCAACAACAATACTTGCATTAATGCCCCCGCAACGATCCTTTAATGCTTGCAATGATCTCTGCTTGGCGTGTTTTTGAAACTGGCATTGATGTTGCTTGCGATGGTAATTGTTTTGTTGGCTCCGGTAACACTTCACCATTTTTTAAACGATCAGCCATATTGCGTAAGGCCTGTTTAATTTCTTTTCGTAACTGCTCTACTGACCAAGTGTATCGTCGACAACGACAATACAAATCAGTGATTAACCAATATTCCACGGTTGAATTGAATTTAAATTTATCCACATCAGCCATGCCGTAACGTTGAAAACTTGCTAAACGCTGTGCTAATTCTTCTTCTGACGGTAAATCCATCGGAATTTTGCACCATTCGATGAAATCAAACAGGTTTGGGAAATAATCATTTCTCGCTGCACGAACTCTTGCTAATCCACGCTCTAACATATCCACAGATAAAACATCATGGTTAACTAGCTCTTCAATCCAAATAAACTTCGCTTCTTCTAATGCTTCGTCTGTTGGGTAGTTATAGCGCCAACGGTTGCAGTAAGCACACAATCGATTGAATAACTGATTCACTAATTCTGAGACATGAGTATTTAAATCAACCCCTGAAACACAATTTTCTTGTCTGATTGCCACGTTCATTTCAACATCCCCATTTTGCGTAGTTTTTCCGCCACTTGCGGATTACGAATTTGAATTTGTCTGCCCTTTGCCCAATCGGTGCTTTTGCTTGCCGGGTTTGGTGCACTGCCTTTCGGTTTTAACACCGTACCATCAGCCATCACCCATGCACCGTCTCGCATTTCTGGTCTGCCCTTGTTATCCCAACGTTCTGAGCCGACAACATACTCACCGAAGTTTGTTGGACGGAAAATCGTACTTGGTCGGAGATATTCAACCATTTTCGGATCACGGCCCCATTTAGACACGAGATAATCCACCACGCGTTTACACACACCCAAATCAAATTCAGCCAATCGAGCGCCAATCGCTTGTTTTGTTTTGTCAGTGAGCTTGTAGCCTGTTGGTTTACGTTCGCCTTGTTCTTCAGCGAGATTCGCCAATGCCATGTTCAAATAATCCAACACAACTTGCTCAGCTGGGGGGACTATAGGGGGGTTATTTATATTTGTTTTATTATTTGTTTTTGTAGGGTGGCGTTTTTCGCCAGGGGTGGCGGTGGCGTTTTCCGCTACTGGTGTCGTGGCACTTTCCGCCACTGGTGGCGCTTTTTGTAACTGGTGGCGTTTTTCGCCACTGGTAGCACTTTTCGCCACTGGTTTATTTTCAACGTTAGGAAGGTCTTTCACTAAATAGAATTCAGTCGTTCTTCCAGCGGTTTTAACAGTACGAATCAAACCAACTTCTTCAAGCTCTTTAAGGATTTCATAGATAGTTTTATCTCGGTTAATGCCAGTGAATTGTTTGAATTGTTCAATAGAAATAAAATCACTCTCTTTCTGCCAACCAGTTGTTTTACGAGCCACCAACAAATAGGCTTTTACAGCGTTACCAGAAAGGGCAAACATCACTTCATCTACAAAAGCATTAGGGATCTGAAAAGAATTAGGGATAAATTTGCTCATAGCATTAACTCCGATGCGTAACGTTGTGCGATCCATTGAATACCTTTCGATGTCACGCGAGTTTGTGTAAAGTTGTGACCGTGCTCTGCTGTACCGGTTTTTACAGTAAATAAACCACGGCTTTGTTTGTCTGAATATGGAATAAGATTGCCTGATTGACGATATAACGCTTTATCACGCTCTAGTGCAGCAATCATCGCTTTCTCTGGCATATTTAAGATTTTTGCCGTTTCGCGTAATGATTTTGTTGTGCCAATATCAACGTAAAGATCCACAAAGTCCGCTTTAGGTTTCATCGCCTTGTTCTCTAACGCTAAAGCTTGTTTCTCTTTCTCTGATGCCACCAACTGCTCTAAAGCTTGAAGATAATTCTGCGGTAAAAGTGCGGTCGGATTTTGTTGGTTTTCTAACTCTTGCCAACGATCAATAACTGCCGCTGTAAATTCCGGTGAAAACTGAGCAACTAAAATATAAGTGTCGCGCTTATTCAAAAAATACTCATAGTAGATTTGACCATTCTGTGGGTGGGTGTACGGTTTCGGCTGATACCCCCCAATAACACCTTTTGAAATAAGTGTTTCAATGCTTTTACACACGTCACTATGTCTAGAATTAACAAGTTTTGTTATTTCTCGACTGCTCATTGTTAATGCTCTTGCATTTTTATCATTAATCGGTAATAATTCATTCATCTTGTGAACTCCTTGTGAGTGTAATTAACCACGGTGGCCGCCGTGGTTTTTTATTGCCGTTTATTAAGTGAAATCACACACTCAATAGAATGTTGTGTTGCAGATAAATGTTTATTTAATAAATTGCGGATCAAATCTTCTTCACTACTGGTAATCTCACCATCAGCAAGTGCTCTTTCTAATGCTTCAAATAACAATCCACGAGCTGATAACTCATGTAATTGAATATTTGCCATTTCTACTGCATCTAAATCATCTGCACAGGTATCTGGTACAAAACGTCCACCAGCGGCACGGCATAATTCTTCAATAAATTGTGTGCAACCATATTCAAGCTGAATAGCGATCAACTCTTCATTTTTGAACCGTTGGCCCTTTGTTTGATAAAGACGATTATTTAATTCACTTTCAGTAAATCCTAAGAATCCAGCTACCGCACTTTTACCACCGGGTATCTGTTCAATCATCTCTATAATGGTTTGTTTCATTGCCATAATTTTTGCCTTATTTTTATGGTTTTCTTTTGCGTCAATATAAGTAAATTAGTTATCAGTTAAATTTGCTAAGGAATGTAAAATCTGCTTTTCAGTAACCTTGCCTTTTGTAGCCTTAACGATTCGCGGGATATACTTAGCGTTAATACCGCCACCATTAAGCCAAAAGCTGACGGAAACCTGAGAAACTCCGCATTCTTGACTTAGCTTTACCTGAGAACCGCAAATTGAAATTGCTTTTTCGATTGCCTCGTTCTTCATAGTTCACCTTCAATTAAAATTCTTATACATAATATAAGATACATTATATTTTGTAAAGGATTTCTTATTTGATTTTATATAAGTTTATTTATAGGATCGGGCGATTAAGGAGGGTTTTATGAATACACTTTCTGAAAGATTGCAGTTTGCAATGGAAAAAATGGGTAAAAACCAAGTTGAATTAGCCGCATTAGCCGGGACATCACAAGTAACGATCAGTAATATTTTGAACGGCGTTACAAAAAACCCTAGAAATGGATTGCAAATAGCCAAGGCTTTGAAAATTTCGCCGGAATGGCTCTTAAATGGCACGGGTGAAATGGTGCAGACTAAAATAGAATCAAACGTAGCCGAGACAGGTTCATTTGATTTGTGGGATCGCAATACTCCGTTAAACGATGACGAGGTAGAAGTTCCGCTTTTCCAAGAAATCCGTTTAGCCGCCGGAAATGGTTTTGCCGATGACATTATGGATTACAACAACTTCAAACTGCGCTTTTCACGCGCCACATTAAGACGGCAAGGCGTGCAGTATGAAAATGCGGTGTGCGTGGTGGCAGACGGTAATTCAATGGAGCCGGTTATTCCTGATGGAACCACGGTGGGAATTGATTTGGGCAATAAAACAATTAGAGATGGAAAAATATACGCAATAAATCACGGTGGATTGTTGCGCATAAAACTACTCTACAATATGCCTAATGAGCAAGTGAAGATCCGCAGCTATAACAGTGATGAACACCCTGACGAAATAGCAGAATTACAAGACATTTCAGTGCTTGGTAAAGTGTTTTGGTACTCGGTGTTGTTGTAGTGAGCATAGAAGTTATTTGTAAATACTCAATAAAGCCTAATAAAAATGAACAAAAAAAAGAATAATAATTCCCAAATAAAGTTTAGGGCACCCTACAAATCAGGAAAATATCATATATTCCCAACACCAAACATACTTAATATATATAATGAAGAATCCTATGAAAGCACAGTAAGATACATTAACTCACTAGACAGTATAATAAAGAATAAGTATAAATATGTAATCATTAGCTTTGCTGATTGTGAATATATTAAAGCAGCAGCAATGATGATTCTTTATGCAAAAATAGAAACTATCCTAAAAAAATCCGATGTAAATATATCTATAAAAATGAGCCTAAATAATGAAATTAATAAGTTTATAAAACAAGTAGGTTTAGTTTTTTTATGTACCAATAGATGCTCAGAAAATGATATTAGAAAAACAAAAGATGACTATCCAATTATTAATGGAAATGAGGGTGAGTTCAGAGATGATATTATTGATTTTATAAAAAATGAGATATATCAAGGAGCGCTAACTGACGAAGAAGAATACACTCTTAGTGACGCAATCCAAGAAGCGATGAGTAATGTTTATCGCCATGCCTACCCCAAGCATACCCCAAGCAATCAAAGACCTTGGTGGTGGATGTGTACAGTTGTAGATGATCAATTATTTCTTCTATTATACGATAAGGGGCAAGGAATTCCCTCTACTTTTACCAAAGGCAATACGTTATTTGACGAAATTGATTGGGATAGTAGCGACGTAAAATCTGCAATAACGCCGAAACTAAAACAATATGGATTACCAGAATCTACCAATATAGCAGAAGTAATCAAAAATACTACAGTCTCAGACTCTATTATGATAAGTCTAGCAATGTCTGATGACATAACAAGAATGACTGGAAATGACGAAGATAAACACGGTCAAGGTAGCAAAAGCATAAAAAAACTTGTTTCTGACAATAAAAATGGTAAGTTATGGGTGTACAGTAATAGAGGATTATTTTTCTATCAAGATGATAGAACATTGCCTGAACTGTACAATATGAGAAATTCAATTGAAGGCACTTTAGTACAATGGAACATAAGGATAAAAAATGATTAAAACCATTACCATAGTCAATGATTTTTCCCAAAGTCCTTATGGGCGTAACGAATACGATGTAACTCCTGAAGAATACAAAAATACAGGGAAAGCATTTAGAGAAACGCTGTTAGCTCCTGCTTTAAGAGATAAAAGCAATGATAAAGTAATCGTCGTCCTTACTGGATATAACCGATATGGTCGTTCATTTTTAGATGAAGCATTCGGAGGATTAATTAGAAAAGAGGGATTTACCTATCAAGAACTTCTAGAACGCTTGGAATACAAACATGATACTGTAAAAAGTATAGTAAACTTGATTAGTGAACGCCTTGTTAAAGCCGCCAAAGATTTGGGACAGCTTCCAGATGAAGATATTTAAGGCTAAGTATATCATATCAATAGTGCTTATAATGGCAGTTATTGTTCAATTGACAATATATTTTGGCAAATTACTAGATTTAAAAGATAGCATTACTGTATTTACACCATCTATTGTTACTGCCGCTGGTTGGTATTGGGCAGCACATTTAAATCATAGAACATTTGAGAGAAGTGAATTTATAAAAAACAAGGATAAATTAACTAATCTTGTCGATTCTTGTTTTGACAAACTTGATGAATTATTCTCTAAAAGAGAAACTACATCGGAAGATATAGATATTTTTATAACAGAAAAGACAATTGAAATAGAAAATAAAGCATCCCAACTGTCTAGAGTATTTAAATCTAAAATTATTTTCCTTACCACAGACACTATAACAAAGATGAAAAGCTACCCGTTAGATTTATTTGAGAATAATAATATGTACAATGAGCAAAAATCTAAATTGCGAAAATTTAGAACTGATGTTCTTGAAGAAATAGATCAAAATTATGAAGAGTGGTTAAAGAAATTATAATTTTTATTTAACCTCCATGACCGCCCTCGAGGCGGTTTTCTTTTGTTAAGTTTCATTGACTAATTCCAGAAAGTCATTTTCTGATAGGATTCTTATATTATGACCTTTAGAAATTAGCTCTTGCGCCTTTATTTCCTTATTACTTAATTCCTTACCGGCTAATCGGCTCTTGTCTTGAATTCCTTTGACAAGTAATGTTACCTTCTTAGAAACGCCATCCACCACATCACAACCAACAGAAGCGGCTTTTTTAGCTGCATCCTGTCTTGGTATAGATAATTCACCTGTAAACACTACCACTTCGCCATATAAAGGCCCATTTGGATCACCATGACGTTTTATTTTAGGTAAAATGTGCCCATTTTCGTCATACTCTACGTGAATAGGTTTTTCCACCCTATCCAACCAGTAATCTAGCGATTTCCCACTTTCGAGCAAAGCTTTATTCAATATTCCACCAGCAACAATGGCATCATCTAGTGCATTATGATGATTTTCTTGTTTGATTTTTAAATGTTTTGAGACTTTTGCCAATCCATAGCCCTTTTCTGCAAATTTATCACTCCAGCATCGTCTTACTACCCGCATAATATCTAACCATTGATTTGGCAGATTAGGAAATATCTTTTTCATTGCCGCTTTATCAAAAGCGCCATAGGAACAAATAATATTAGTGCTAAAAAATTCTTTAATAATTGGAACAATATCGCTAAGAATTGGTGCATCTCTCACATCTCTTGATGTGATACCGTGAATTGAAACATTTATAGGATCAAAATAATCTTGAGGATTAACCAATGTTTCCCATTTTGTGACAATTTCCCCATTCTCAAAAAATACTATACCTACCTGGCAAATTGAAAGTAAATCAGGATTTGCAGTTTCAATATCTATAACAATGAATTTATTCATAATTCCCACCAACAACAAACCAAGACATTTGCTGACACTAGATAAATAAAGTGCGGTCATTCTACTTAAAAAGTAGAACGTATTCCGTGATCAGAATCTCAAATCACAACATTCACTGATTAAAAAATAAGCAAATAAACACATTTCTTGAAAATTTATTTCTTTAAAAATCAATTAAATATAAGAATATTTATAAAATTTATATAAGTTTCTATAAGAAATTACTTTACTGCATATAAGATATCTTATATCATAAAGCCATCAAAACGAGATACACATAAACAAATATCTCGATGCTCTTTAAAAATTTGAAACAGGTTAGTGATGGGATTTTATGTGATTGTAGAGTTTATCTACAACAATGTGATGAATTAATGGGTTTACTTCATATTCCCCATTAAACCCATATGAAATAACACCTTTTAGTCGCAGTTTTTCGATAGTGAGTCTAGTTTTATCGTCCACTAACGCTAAAGGTCTGTTAAGGCAAATCATAGATAGAACTGCTTGCTCATCACTTGAGAGTGCGTAAAGCAGTTTGATTAATCTGCTCTTTTCATTATTGATTGCAGAAGATTCTCTACGCTTTGAAATAATTGATTTGGTAGCGTTATAACAAAGAATCCAAATTATGGTTGCAACTAACGCAAAAACCAAAGCGCCAAAATCAGCAAGAGTAAACCAATCAGGGAAGAATGCTGGTGTTTTAGGGTTGAGATATAGTGTTAATTCATTAGGAATGAACGTAATGCCAATAAATAAGAAGATGCAGAATATAGTCACGTGACTGAAAGCTACCTTTGTAATTATGGTGTTAAGGAGTTTGGCTTCATCTCCCATAGTATTTCCTCATTATTTAGTAGTGGCAGAAATATTATATTCCTCGTAGTAGTGGCATACAAGAGGAAACTTGAGCCTTACAAGTATAAAGAAAGGCACTCATCATTAACCTGTTTTGAATTTTAGACAATTTGGTCTCGTGCGGGATATAAATTATCGGCTATTTAAGTCGAGTAACCCCAGAGCAGAAAACTGTACTGCGTGTTTAACCGAAGTGATGTGGTTGGCAGGTCAATGGCAGCGCTGTTTATATCTTTAAGCAATCCCTTAGAGGATACGAGTTCGGTCGGGGAAATGGTAACAAGCCCACGGATCGGTTTATTCCAAAGCATATTTGAAGTTAAGACATCAATATCAAGTGTGCTTTGAAATAGTAATCAACAAAAGAGGTTTAAATATGGAAGAAGAAAAAGAAAAAAGCCTATCTGATAAAGATAAAAGACTAATCAAACAGGCTGTATTAGAAAGTGCGGCTAAAAATACAAATCTGCCACCAGATAATATTGCTAAAGCGCTATGTCGAGCTTTTACATTTATTGACCTTTATGGGCAATAAATACATCGTCGCTAGTAAGATTTCCATCCATAGATGTTTGTAGCTCTGTAGATAGTCTAGAAATAAATTTAGCAATATCCATTGCTGTGTACTCATTAATATCTCTCAAAAATTGAGAAGAGTTAGTTCTTAATATATCTCTAGCCATTGCAATAGCTACTGCGTCAGCTTCAATTTTTTTCACAGTTTTCTCCTTATTTTGTGTTGTGGCTGTGAAAATTATATTCCTTATGTGTTGTGGTGACAATAAGGGCTTGAGCCTTGCAAGCATAAAGAAAGGCACCTTAATGGTTCTTGGAGCCACCAGCTAAAGCCGCTTTCAAGTAGAAACATCACTAATTTTACACTTTGTTCAAGTGGTGTGAGAGCGGCTCTAGCTGGAAACAGCACATAACAATATGTTCTTCTTTAGTCAATTACCCGCAGTTGCCATTTATAGCTTATTTGCACTGCGGGATTTTTTTTACCTAATTCCATCATCACTACAAGGATCTACTCATGAAACAAAATCAATTCGCAAGATTTATTAAAAATACCGCCTACGGTGTTGCAACAGTTTGTTCAATCATTGTTGCCGCAATGGTTATTCTCACCGCATTAGCGGCAGATGCAAAAGAATACACTAACCCTGCACTAGAGCGTGAAAGAGCGAGAGTACAGTGGATTGCTGAAAACGGTGAGTATCAAAAGAATTTAACCGAAGAAGGTGAAAAACAAGCACGTGCTTACGTATCTATTAAACAAGCTGAAATTAATAAGGAATAGAAATGAAACTACCTTTTAAAACCAACAGCGAACTTGCCGCCAAAGAAGAGCGCAAGAAAAATTATTTATCCGCTTATGTGCTTTGGAAAAAAGCATCAAAGCTAACCGGAAAAGAGATAAATAAGCACTGGTGCATAAGCCGTGCGGAATGGTGCCAAAAGATGCACCAAGAAGAAGTAAAACTTAAAACGAGAAAAATCTATGTACCGCATTAATACCTATTATGGCCATACCATTGACTACATTAAGCCAGATCCTAACGAAATTGATATTCGTGATATTGCGCATAACCTTAGCTTTGAAAACCGCTTTATTGGTCAAACTGCTGAACCTTATAGCGTAGCTCAGCATTGTGTACTTGGTAGCTATGTTTTTGAAGAAATGGGATTGCCTGAGCTTGCATTTCTTTTCCTACTGCACGATGCAGCAGAAGCATACTTGAAAGATATTCCTACTCCACTCAAACATTTGCTAAGTGAGCCTTATCGCAATATTGAAGATCGCTTTAATTTAGCAATCCACCAACGTTTTAATGTTGAATATAAAAAATTGCCAGCAATTAAATCTATGGATTTATCTATGCTTGCAACGGAAAAAGAACAGTTACTTCCACCGGCATCTGTAGAGTGGCCACAATTGGACGGTATCTCTCCGGCAAATATCACAATTGTTTTTTGGCAACCACATCAAGCTGAATCAGCATATCTTGCCCAATTTAAACACTTAACTGAGATTTTAAACTATGGCGACAAGTAAGAAACCGCGTAAAAAGCACGATAAAAATGCCAATATCAAACGGCAGAGCGACAGAATATGTCGCAACTCTCTTGTGCTTTCAGTTATTGGATTAGGAAACGACGGCACAGAATGGATAAAAAATAATATTCCACAAGACAGAACAACGGCCACTGAACAAGATTTTGAACTGATGTATAACAAATCCCGTCCATGGTCTTTTGTTTTTGGCGTTATTTGCCGTGATCAACTTGGAAGAGGTTATATAAAATTTGAATATCAATCTCTTGCTAATCAATTTGCATTCACCGCACCTGAAATGACTGATTATGTCAATGACAATATCAATGCCATTTTAAACGATGTAAACGAAGAGCATGTGCTCTCCCCTTTCCTTATTGCATCACCAGAAAAAAAAGAGTTTACAGATGATTACATCAAGAAACTTTTAACCTGGAAGAAAGTGGAAACAACGCTTAAAACCCCATTTGAGATTAAAGCGTTGCGTGAAGAAGGAATGGCCGCATTACGTGAAATAGATCCAACAGCTTACTCAGATAAAGCAACTTGGACGATCCTTCGTAAAAATGGCTGTAATGATTTTGCCGATATGCGACTAGTTGGATTAGAGAAATATCAACACTGCAAAGGTATCGGTAAAAAACGCATTCAAAGTCTGATTGATGGCTACCACGCATTAATCAATGACGAAAAATTAATTCCAAAATTGACCGCACTTCGTGAATTTGAAACTCAAATTTATATCCACCAACAAACAATGGCCCGATTAAATCGAGCAGCACAAATGTAGGAGAACCACATGGCTAAATTTATCAAACTAACTAATACGGATGAATCAGATATTTTCATCAATGTAGAACAAATTCAAACTATCACTAAAGATGAAAATGACACAGCTATTCAATTTGGAGATGGCACTATCTTTGTGAAAGAAACACCTGAACGAATTATTCACTCAATCCAATCTGGAGGTGCGGTAAATGTATTACCAGTTGTTGATGTTATGACCGCTAAGTAAAAAAAACGACCGCACTTTTGGGGAGTAAAAATGATAGATGATGCATTATATCGGTTGATTATGACCGTTCTAATATCTTTTTACTTTATTTTAATAGGGAGAAAACTACAGAAACTAGATGAAGATAGAATGAAAGAAAGTGAGTTTTTCTTCAGAATTAAAATTTGGCTTATCTCTCGTGGAGTAAAAGATGTTTAGACAGGACGTACAAGTATCAAATGGCAAAAGATACGTTGTCATTGAATGTCAATTCGGACGTGAGTGGGGAATGGTAAGAGAGACCAGGGAAACCGTCAGCGAGGGAGAGGCATTGGAAATCGTCCAATATTGGATTAAGTACAAAAGAATAAAACCAGAGCAAATAATGGTTATTGAAGTGCCTGATATTTGCAAACCGTGGTAAATCAATATTTAACAAATCCAATAGGCGTTCCAAGTGAGCGCCTTTTGTTTTAAGGAGATAAGATGAAACCAATTCTAGATGCTTGCTGTGGCAGTAGAATGTTTTACTTTGATAAGGATAATCCAAATGTGCTTTTTGCAGATATAAGAAAACAAAAACTAAGTTTTAAGGATCGTGACAAAATTAGACATTTAGAAGTATCGCCTGATGTAATTCATGACTTCACTGATATGCCATACCCTGATAAATCTTTCAAGTGCGTTATATTCGACCCGCCACACTTAATACAAGGCGGTGACAATTCCTGGCTAGTAAAGAAATATGGACGATTAGATAAAGATTGGCAAAATCAGTTATTAAAAGGCTTTCAGGAATGTATGAGGGTGTTAGACGATTATGGCACTCTTATTTTTAAGTGGAATGAAACACAAGTACCAGTAAGCAAGATTATCTCGCTCTTTGGTGAAACGCCAATAATCGGGCATAAATCGGGAAAAGCAAACAATACGCATTGGATGTTATTCATGAAAATTGAGGAGAAAGAAAATGAAAGAATTTAACTTAGATGCAGCTTTAAATGGCGAGCCTGTGATGTTACGAAGTGGGTGTAAAGCTATTATTTATTATAAAGTTCCTGATGAATATAAATTTGCTGATAATAAGTCAACATTATACCCATTAAAAGGATTAGTGTTTGACATTGACGGAAATTTAGCGTCTTCCGCTATGTATTGGTATGAATCAGGAAAATTTAGCAACAAAACTGATCATTCATTAGACATAATCGGAATGTGGGAAGAGCCAAAGATTAGCATTGAAGATTTACCTAAACCGTTTAAGCCTAAAGATGGCTTGATTTTATGAAGAGTATGATGGAGTAAGTATGAAAGACTTTATTATATGGCTATTGTTATTCATGTCTTGGTTAGTCGGCATCGTCTTAGTTGGTGCGACTGCTGGATTATTCTTTGGTGTAGCGTGGAAAGCGTTTTGTTGGGTGGTGTGATATGAAAGAAAAAGAATTAATTGGAAAAATTGAACAATGGGCGGAAGATAGAAATCTTATATTAGGTTCTACTCCACAAAAACAATTTATCAAGCTGATGGAAGAATTTGGCGAACTTTGCGGGGGTATTTCTCGAAATAACCATGAAATGATTAAAGATGCTATTTTATTATGTTTTATCTAGATAAAATGGAGTAACAAAATGTATTTCTTGGGAGTTCTTTCCGGAATTGCAATCGCATTTGCCGCGCAAGCTTTCTTCCGTCAGTACAAGTTGACGGAAAGAAATAAAGAAGATTAATCATTGACATACCGCCCTTTGGGGCGGTTTTTTATTGGAGTAAATATGAGCAGATGGATTAAGTATGATAAATGTGTGCCAGTAGAGGATGATTATTATCTTGTGTATCGTCCAGAGTATGAGCCACCAATAGAAGTAGCAATATATGATTCCGATTTAGGGGGGTGGTTTGATTATGCGGATTATGAGATATCTCACTGGCAACCACTTCCAGCACCGCCGAAAGATAAATAGCCTTAGCCTCTATAACCATTTTCGTTAAGGAAGAAGATTTATAAATAATGCCGCTCTTATGGGCGGTTTTTTATTGGAGAGAATATGGAAAGAGAATTTTTTGACGAATACTGCAGTCCAGAATTATTAGCGTTAATAACTGGATATGTTTGTCCAAAATATCAGATGAAAAGCTTAAATGAATTTGGAATTCCTTTTCTTCATCCAAAAGGAAATAGAAAGTTCCCGCTTGTGTTACGATCTGATGGTGACAAGATTTTGAAAGGTGAGAAAGTGCAGCCGATTACACAAACAAAGGAAAGAAGGCGGTCTGCAGTATTAAGTTAGTAAGGGGGATATTATGGCACGTCCAAGAAAACGAATTAATCAAGGCTTGCCACAAGGCTTAGTATGCCGGAATCGCAAAAGAGCGGATGGAACAACCGTGGTTTATTACTACTACACAATGGCCTATAAAAAAGAAGTCGCTTTAGGAAAAGATAAGCACATTGCTATTCTTGAAGCGGCAAAGCTTAATATGCAGTATCTCACGAAGAAAGACAATATTCTGTTTATTGAAGTGCTTGAGCGATATGAAAAAGAAGTTGTTCCACTTAAAAAAGCAAAGAATACTCGAAACTCAAACATTCAGGCGATAAAGAAATTGCGCCAATACTTCCAAGATCCACCATTTACCCTTGATGAAATAGAGCCTATACACATTCGTGAATATTTAGATTGGAGAAAAGACGTTAAACCAACCGCAAATATCGAAGTTGGGTTATTTGGCCACATTTGGAGTATGGCAAGAGAATGGGGGTACACTGAAAAGATCAGCCCATCTACAGGGGTTAAAAAATTCAAAGTGAATTATCGTGATGTGTACATTGAAGATTATATCCTAGATAAAATCTACGACTGCGCAACAGGTGATATGAGGGATATTATGGATGTGATGTATTTAACCGGACAACGTCCAATAGACGTGGTGAAAATCCATAGTTCACACATCTACAATGATTTACTACATATTACACAGCAAAAAACAGGTAAACGTGTTGCGATTAAAGTTATAGGTAAACTAAAAGAGATTATCGACAAGCGGATCACTGAAGAAAATCAGTTCCTGTTTACTAATAAATGGGGGCGAAAACTCGAGCGGAGATCGCTTACTGATTATTTCAAAGATACCCGTAATGCGGCATCAAGAAAATATAAAGAGCTAGCAGAAGAGATCAACCAAGTGCAATTGAGAGATCTTCGAGCTAAAGCAGCAACAGACCTTTCATTAATGATTGATGAGGAACGAGCAAGAAAACAACTTGGCCATACTTCTGCACGTACCACTCAACATTACATCAGAAAAGAAAAACCACTCAACCCAACCAAATAAAAAAGGCTCTTCAAATGAAGGGCCTTTTTTTTGTCACAAATCACGTTCCGAAACGTTTTTAAAACTCATTGATTTTATTAAACTTTAAAACCTAAAAATAAGAAAAGGTTTCGGAATTAAAATTGACTTTAGATAGCGTAAATACTGGATTATGCTCTTTTGAAGTCAATGTGAACCAATTTTGGT